GCAAGATTCTGGGGGAGGACATTCACTTTTGCATTGCGGCTCACGACGCTGGATTTGAGACTTGGGTCGATCATGGCCTGAGTAACGAGATCGGGCATATAGGCCAATACACTTATTCATGGAGTGACATTAAGGATGGCTCTGACCAACTACAGCGACCTAAAAACAACAGTCGCAAATTATCTAGGAAGAAGCGATCTAACTAGCGTTATTCCAGACTTTATATCTCTAGCTGAGATTCGCCTTGCCCGCCAGTTACGACTGCGGCAGATGTTAAAAACGGTGAGTTCGTCCACCACGGGCGGGGATAATACGGTAGGGCTTCCTGCGGACTTCCTATCTATCCGTGACATCTACATAGACCAGAACCCTAGGCAGAGCCTTTCCTACCTTTCTCCCTCATCTTTTACAAGGGATGCTAGGGCTGCGGAATCGGGTCTACCTGTGTTCTACACGCAAAAGGGATCAGAGTTAGAGCTTGCGCCTATCCCTGATACGAACTACACGCTAAAAATGCTGTATTACGCAAGGCCCGAGGCTTTATCTGACAGCAATACAAGTAACGAGTTTATGGCGAACTGCCCAGATGCGCTTCTGTATGGAGCCTTGCTGGAGGCAGAGCCTTATCTTATGAACGATGCAAGGGTGGTTGTTTGGACGCAGCTTTATGGAAATGCGGTGTCTGCCCTTGCGGAATCCGACAACACCTCTGAATACGCAGGGGTTCCACTTACCATGTCCGTCACATCGAGGTAACTATGGCTGAACTATCAAACTATCTGGAAAACAAACTGTTAGACCATATTCTGCGTGGCACAAGCTATACCTCGCCCACCACGGTCTATGTCGGTCTCTACACTTCTGACCCTGGCGACGACAACTCAGGCACAGAATGTACGGGCGGTGCTTATGCTCGGCAAGAGCTTTCTGTGTCTACAGCCTCTGGTGGCATTGTGACTTCCTCTGCGGATGTAACCTTCCCTCAAGCCACGGATGACTGGGGAACAATCTCCCACATTGGTGTCTTGGATGCGGTGACTTCTGGAAACCTTCTGATGCATACCGAGTTGACCACCTCTAAGACCATTTCTACAGGCGATGTGCTTAAGATCTCGTCTGGAAGCCTTACCGCAAGCCTGGACTAAATGTCCCTCACGCTTGAGCAGCTAGACCAGTTTGGTGCGCTTGATACCCTCCCATTCAGTCTGGATAACAACTGGACGGATGAGGGTGTCTGCGGGCCATTTACGCTAGAAGGTTTAGATGCGTTTGGCAGTATAGATTCACTCGGATTTAGCCTAGACGACAACATCTGGCTGTCCACCACCACCTGTGCAAAAGTCGCTTATGCGGAGATCACAGGAACGGGAACGCTAACAGCAACTGCGGACTTCAGATTACCCATTCTGGTCTCTGGGAGCATTACAGGGGTTGGAACACTTACAGCAGAAGCCTTCCTAAACAGACTCGCAGAAGTGGCCATAACAGGCATAGGAAGCCTCTCTAGTAACGCGGTGCGTATACAAAGCGCAGCCGCAGAGATTACAGGCACAGGAACCCTAACGGCAGACGGAACACGGGTCCAGTTTGTAGACGGTGCGATTACAGGTACAGGAAGCCTTACTGCGGGGGCGTTCAAGCAAAGATTGGTTTCTGGGTCTATAACGGGAACAGGATCACTTTCTGCGCTTGCTGGCTTTACCGCAGAGGGTCAGGCAGAGATTACGGGTGTCGGTTCTCTGACATCAGCTACAAATGTAGTGGCTAGTATTCAAGCCCAAGTAAACGGTGTGGCTAACCTTATTTCCTCACTTTATAAGTTTGGGGAGGAGTGGTCACAGATTCCTGATGAGGCGAATACTTGGGCAGCGGTTCCTGCGGAGTCTAATACTTGGACTCAGGTTGCAGAGGGTTCTAATACCTGGTCAACCATTGCTGCGGGATCTAACACTTGGACAACTTCTGAGGTGGAAGCAAGCACATGGCTTTAAGCAAAGTAACTTTTACAGAGTGGCTTCCAGACCAGCCTGGGGTAGTCGGGGCGTTAACCAATGCCCGCAATGTCTTTCCTAAAGCGGTTGGCTATGGGCCTTTCCCAGAAGAGGAAGATTACTCTCAGGCAGCAAGCGAGGACTTAAACAATATCGCGGCAGGGATTGACTCTGGCGGCAGCACGAGAATCTTTGCGGGCAGTAACACGAAACTGTTTCTATTAGACTCCGCAGATCTGTCTTTAGATGATGTATCAGGGACAACTTATACAAGCTCGGACAGATGGCGTTTTGTGCAGTTTGGCGACTATATGATTGCCACAAATGGGCAGGATACTGTTCAGTATGCGGATATGTCGTCCACCACCATCTCATTTGCTGATATAGATGCATCTGCTCCTACAGCACGATTCTTAACGGTTGTTCGAGATTTTGTTGTGGTGGGCAACACAAATACCGCACCCAACGAAGTTGTTTGGTCGGGTATCAACAACCCGAATACTTGGGGCAATACCGCAGTTACTCAGTCCGATAATCAGGTTGTTCCTGATGGTGGTGAGGTCAGAGGGATAACGGGTGGTGAGTTTGGACTGATACTGTTAGAGCGTTCTGTTATCAGGATGTCCTATGTTGGTTCTCCTATCATCTTCCAGTTTGACAACATTGCTAGGAATTTAGGCTGTTATGAGCCTAACTCGGTTGTCCAATGGCAGGGTATTACTTACTGGCTTGCGGATGATGGGTTTTATGCCTGTAACGGTGAAACGATAGAAGGCATAGGCGCGGAGAAGGTCAACAGGCACTTCTTTGACACGCTCCAAGAGTCCTCGATCTCAAATATGTCTGCGGCTATAGACCCCTTCCGAGCTTTGGTCATGTGGGGTTATCCGACTTTAGACGACACTTACAGAATCCTGATGTACCACATCCCGACTAAGAAGTGGTCGTTTGCGGATACAGGCATAAACAGGGTGGGTGATATTGCGACTCCTGCGGTGACGCTAGAGGGCTTAGATGCCTATTCTGCGTCTCTGGATGCGCTACAGATTTCCCTAGATTCTAGGCAATGGCTAGGTGGGAAACTGTTAACAGCGGGTATATCTGGGGCCAAGATTATTACCTTTACTGGCCCAAACAAGCCTGCAAGGATTACCTCTGCGGATCTTGAGACTGGCTTAAACATGAGTATGGTGACTTTGGTTAAGCCAATAGTCGATAACGGGTCTGCAAGCGTGGCTGTGGATTCTCGGTTCAATTTAAGCGAAGCGGTGACATTTCCTACAGAAACTGCGGCTGATTCTGAAAATAGGGTTGGCGTAAGGTCTTTAGGGCGGTATCATAGAGTTCGAGTAATTCCGTCTGGAAATTGGACAACTGCAATTGGGTTTGAGGTTGATATTCAGCAAGCAGGTGGTCGTTAATGCAGTTTCGTAGGCTACCTACACTCGGTGGAACTCCCAGACAGGTTGCGGAGATCCTGAACAACACTATAGACGGTAAGACCAACAATACTGGCACAATTACTTTAGAGACAAGTAACGCGACAAGTACGACTCTGTATGACGAGCGTATCTCTGCGGACACAAAGATAGTCTTGGTTCCATTTAGTAGTGCGGCATTTGCGGATGCGGCTCCCTACGGTGAGTTTACGAACAATACAGACCAGACTGCTCCGAGTACGGGAACCTCTGCGGTTGTAGAGTGGAGCGACACAGAAAAGTCCTCTGGCGTATATATAAGCAACACTACGCGGGTTAATGTGCGTAATGCGGGTACTTATTCGGTTCAGTATTCCTTGCAGTTGGCTAACCTTGCTAACTCAGGTGAGTACGCAGATATATGGTTACGCAGAAACAATACAGACATAGTCAACACGGGTAAGAGGTATTACCTTCCGCCAAGAAAGTCTGCTACGGAACCATCTCATGTGGTAGCAACTTATGAAACCCTGATAACTTGTAGCGCAGGTGACTACCTAGAGGTGGCGGGTTCTGTAAGTTCTACGGATGTGACCTTAGAGCATTTTGCGGCAGATGCGGGTGTGCCGCGTCCTGCCATCCCTGCGGCAAGTATTGTGGTGAAGTTAGTTTCACCTCTTGCCTATTCCAACATTTATGTTTCATCTCAGTCTCAGGGTCAGGCGACCATATCTCATTACGCCAACGACACAGCAGACAAGACTTATGCCTATATTCTAGTGGGGTAACTTATGGCAATTTCAGCACAAGATGTTCAAGCCTCGTATGCAGCGGCTGGACTTCCTCCTCCTACTGCGGAAGACATCCAATACTGGACGCAGACTTATGCTCAAACTCCAGATGTTGTTTACTCGTCAAACCCACAACAACAGGTTGTTAACGCCATTTTAGCGGCTGCTCCTGATGTATATGATCTTGGTCAGTTTAACTACCTTACTGGTGGCGCAGATTTAGGTGGAACGACTGGAATAAACATTCCGCAAATGACCACTCAGACAATCAATTTACCCGTTACACAGCCTCGCGTAGACACAACCAACCTGTTTACAGGCGGTGGTAGCCAAGGTGCTACGGTAAACCTTCCTACGGCTCCTGCGGGCTTCCAAGGCGCAACCAGAGATCAGGTTGTAGACCTCTACCGTTCTATCGGTCTTCCTAATCCGTCTGAGTCGGATATTAACTGGTGGATGAACTTCTCGCGGACTAACCCAGATGTTCTTAGTGCGTCTAATCCTATGACGCAACTTACAAATGCGTTTAGAGCCGCAGCAGGTACGCAACTTACGCCTAGCACCCTGCCCACCACAGGCGAGTCACAAATAGACCCTGCAATTGCGCCTTACCTTACAGAGGCTTTAGGGGTAGCTCGTAATCTGTTCTTGCAAGGCCCAGGCCCGCAGATGTTCCCAGGCCAGATGTATGTCTCGCCATCAGAACAAACTCTACAAGCCCTCCAACAAGCAGAGACACTTGCGACCTCCCCTCAAGCACAGGCTTTAGGACAACAAGGCTTGCAAGCCTACGGTACTGCTTTGGGTGGGCTTCAGTCTATGGCTGCGGGTGACTATCTACAGTCTCCTGAGTACCAGCGTTATCTAGAAAGTGTAACGCGACCCGTTACAGAGCAGATTACCCAACAGATCCTGCCTAGCATTGCTTCGCAGTATTCTGCGGCTGGACGCTATGGTTCTGGTGCGATGACAGAAGCCACAGGCAGGGCGACAGAGTTGGGAACGCGGGCGTTAGGCGATGTGACTGCACAGGTGGCGCAACAACAGCAGGGCCGTATGTTAGAGGCTCAGACATCTTTGCCATCGTTCTTAGGTGCGCTTCCAAGCGTTATGCAGGGTGCGTTGGCTCCGTCTACTGCTTTGGCAGGCGTGGGCGCACAGCGAGAGGCTATTGCGGGCCAGCCTTTGCAAGAAGCCATTAGGCGGTTTGAGTACGGTCAACAGCTTCCTTACTCGCAACTCTCTGGTTATCTGTCTTCTATCTACGGTTCGCCACTTGGTCGCCTGACTGGTCAACCAGATATGCCTGGAAGCAGCACCCTACAAAATATAGGTGGCGCATTAAATGTTCTTGGTGCAATTCCTAGTGCAACTCGCGGCATACAAACGGGCCTCGATTTTCTTGGCGGACTTAGGTTCTAATGCTGAACTACCAAACAGTAGACTTCCTCTTAGACCTTGTTAAAAGGCTTGGCTATTATGGACTATGACCAAATTAACCAGCTTTATCTGGACTATCTTGGTCGTCCTGCAAGCCAACAAGAGCTAGAGTTTTACGCCCAAAGATTTGGCTCGGATGTCAATAGAAACGAAGCCCTTAAGTTTATTGCGGGTGGCGTTAAGTCTGGCGAGATAACACAAGAACGCGCAAACGAGATTTCTGCTCCTTTAGGCATCAATTACGAAGCTGCCAACTTTATGGCTAGTCAGTTAGCTGACCAATATGCCAAGCAAAGAGAGTTTGGATATAAGTATCAAAAAGAAGGTGACTTGCCAAGTATCTTTTATGGTCAGGCGGCTAAACTTGCCGCAAATGGTTTAACAAGCATTTATGATGTTGGCGAAAAAGACGGTGTTTTAATTAACAAAGTTACTGGCGAACCAATAGAAAAAATTGGCTTAAAAGGCAACTGGAAAGAAGACCCAACATCAATCAACATTGGCCCCGACATTCAATTAGAAGATAGGGGTAAGTTTAAGAGGTGGGGATTTGACACCTCTGTAGAGGGCATGGCGCATTACGGAATTGACTTCCAAGACGGTATTCCTGTTTTCACGCCCTATTACAAAGACACCTCTACAAAAATCCTTGGCATGAAGCTAGAAGATGCGGCAAAACTAGCTATAGCTGCAACCGCACTTTATTTTGGTGGTTCTGCATTACTAGCAGAGGGCGGTGCTGCCGCTGGTGCTGGAACCGCTGGTGCTGGAACTGGCGCGGCTGGCACAGGGCTTACCGCTGGTGCTGGTGGAGTTACGGGGTTAACGGCAGGAACCGCAAGCACAGGCATAGGTGCTGGAGCAATTGGTACTGGTTTAACTGCCCCTGCTGGCTTTACTCTAGCACCAGGTGTGGGTGCTAGCCTTGCGGCTGGTGGTGCTGGCCTTAGCCTTTTAGAGACAACTCAACTTCCACCTACAGCCCCAGGAATGGGTGGCGGTACAGGTCTTACGCAGGGCGCAACAACAGGATTTCAGGCAAGCGCAATTCCTCCTGCGGCTGGCATGGGTGGCGCACAGGGCTTAACTGTTCCTGTAACTGGTGGAACGATAACTGGATCTGGTTTTATTCCTACGGGCGCACCTATACCTTTAGGCGGTGGCCCCGAAAGAGGGCTACTAGATAACCTGCGGACTGCTAATGCCGTAAGAAATATGCTGACTCAACCTACTGTACAACAGCAAGCAGGTCTTTTAGGTGGCGGTGGTGGACAAGCTCGCGGAGTAGACTTCTCTCCCCTGTATCAGAACACAGTAGTAGGACTTCTCCCACTTGCGGAGCGTTATCGGAGATCGTTGATATGAACGAAGAGTTACTAGGTTTATTAGGCGCAACGCCAGAGCAGATTGCACAGGCTCGTAGGCAGTCTGGGTTTGAGGAGTTGGGACTTCTCGGACAGGCTCTTATGCAAGCGGGTGCGCCTGCCCCCAGAGGCACGAGTACGCTAAGTCGGTTAGGCCAAGCTGCGGGAATGTATACACAAGCACCCCGTCAGACTATGGACACCCTTCTGCAAGACCTTCTGCGTCAACAGCAGGTACAGGACTTACAGCGCAAGCGACAGCAAGAACGGGCTCAGATGGCGGCTAGGGAGCAGTTTGGTCAGATGTTTGCGCCTACTACTCCACAAACAGCTTTGCAGGCTCCTGGGCGTGTTGGGCCTACTGCGGCTAGGGCGGCAACGATAGGTCAGGTTCCGGCTTTAGACAGAAATCAACTGTTATCGCAGATTCTTAATCCCAACCTTCCTCCTGACTTGCGGACTACAGCCACAGAGATATTTAAGGCTACAGCACCCGCAGAACCAAAAGCAGCACCTGGGATTGTTGGCGAGTTTCAAGCCGCAACAGCTAGCGGCCTTATTCCTGCAACTACTACGCTTGCAGAATACATCCAGATGAAAAAGCCTCCCGCACCTAGCGCAACTGCTATTGCTGGTGGGTCTGTTAGCCCATTTGAGAAAAAGGTACAAGAAGCTGAGGCAACAGACTTTGTAGACATTAAAAAATCTGGCATCAGAGCGCAAAGAGATGCCCGCGAGATAACTCGCTTGGACACATTGTTATCTAACATTGAAACTGGTGGTGCTGCCGCATTTAAGCAGGCCGCAGGAAACCTTGGCATTAACACAAAAGGCTTGAACGACATTCAGGCTGCACAGGCAATTATTAACAAACTTGTCCCTGCACAACGCCCGCCAGGTTCGGGAACCATGTCGGATGCTGACCTTGCGTTGTATAAAGAGTCGCTTCCACGGATTATCAACCAGCCTGGCGCAAATAAAGAGATCGTCCGTAGCATGAAGGAGATCAATGATTACCTTATTGCAGAGGGCAAGATTGCGGCAGATGTAACTGCGGGTCGTATCACTCCTGAAGAAGGTACAAGGCGCATTTTTGAACTTGGCAACCCAGTTCAAGACTTCTTTGACCGCACACAAGGCGGTGCTGGATTATCTGCTGGACAACCCATGCCGCAAGGTGATTTAGAGCTTATCAACCGTTACCTAAACTGGGGACGATAAGATGCCAACCTATGAAGAGGTGATGCAGGCACTACGCAATGCAGATGCCGCTGGCGATGTAGAGGCGGCAACCAGGCTTGCACAGATCGCCTCGCAAATGAGGCCACAACAAAGAAGCCTTAGTGCTGGCGATGTTGCGGCAGGAGCCATACGGAACTTCCCTGAGTCATTTATGGGCCTTGTTTCCGACTTGGCAACTGCGGTAAGCAGCCCAGTCCAAACCGCTAAAACCGTCTTAGATCTTGGTGCTGGCGTTCTACAAGCCATTCTCCCTGAGTCACTTGTTCAGGCAATAGGTGAAGACAAGCCCTCGCGGGAAGTAGCTCGTAAAGTCGGTGAGTTCTATGTAGAGCGTTATGGCTCTGTAGAGGGTGCAAAAAAGGCTATTGCTGAAGATCCTGCTGGCGTATTAGCAGATGCGGCTACCGTCCTCTACGGTGCTGGTGGCGCACTAAGAGCCGTTCCTGGGGCTTCTCAGGCTGCGGCAACAACACAACGACTGGGCGCAACCATAGACCCTCTAGCGGCTGTTACACGCGGTGTTGGTACTGTGGTTCCTCCCGTCCTTGGTATGACTACAGGCGCGGGTGGCGGTGCTATACAACAGGCTTTTGAGGCTGGCAGGGCAGGTGGTGAACGCGCAAGGATGTTTAGAGAGAACATTACTGGCGCAGTCCCACAAGAGAATGTTTTAACTGCGGCAAAACAAAACTTGGCTGTATTGCGGAACATGAAATCGGAACAATATCGTTCTGGCATGGTTAACATTGCTAAAGACAAGACTGTGCTTTCGTTTGACGGAATTGACAGCGCACTAGCTAAAGCCGAGAAGCGAACCAAGTTTAAGGGCAGGGTTACAGATGCGGCTGCGTTTGATAAGGTCTCAGAGGCCAAGACGCTTGTAGATGACTGGAAAGCATTAACCCCAGAGGAGTATCACACGCCAGAGGGTATGGATGCTCTCAAGCAGTCGGTAGGTGCAATTCTTGAGGGATTAGACCCTAAGACCAATGCTTACAACACGGTTAACGATGTGTACGGCTCGATTAAAAGCGAGATTGTGAGGCAGGCTCCTGTGTACGCAAATGTGATGAGCGACTACACAAAGGCTACAGACCAGATCCGCGAGGTAGAAAAAGCCCTGTCTTTGGGTAATAAAGCCTCTGCGGATACCGCAATGCGTAAACTCCAGTCCCTTATGCGTGACAATGTTCAGACTAATTATGGTCAGCGTGTAAGTCTTGCTAGGCAATTAGAAGAGCAAGGTGGTCAGATGATGATGCCAGGTATTGCTGGCCAAGCATTGCAGTCAGTAGTGCCTCGCGGGATGTCTCAGGTTACAGGTGGTGGACTAACTGGTTATTTAGGCTTCCAAGGAATGTTGCCACAAGCTGCGGCAGCAGCGGCTTTATCTTCTCCGAGACTTATGGGAGAGGCGGCTTATGGTGCTGGCCTTGCGGCTAGACCCGTAAGTGCTGCTGGTAGTCGCGCACCATTTATTTTAACCCCAGAGCTTTACAACTTACTTATCCAGTCTGGACAAGTTCAACAGTTACAGGAGTAACAAATGCCCAAGAACAAGATTTCAGAGTATTCCTCTACAGCAGGGGATAACACAGACATAGGCGGTATTAACATTGCGGAGGGCATGGCTCCTTCTGATGTCAACAACGCTATGCGTGAGCAGATGTCCCAACTTAAGGAGTTCCTAGACGGGTCTTCTGGTGACACCATTACAACTGCCAAGATCGTAGCCACCACAGCCACAATTCTATCTGGTGCGTCTGTAACAGGAACTGCGACATTTAACTCTGCTGTTGTTCTTTCGTCCTCAGTAACTGGTACAACTGCAAGTTTCTCTGGTGCGACCACGATAGGCGGTGCGGCAGTATTGTCTTCTACTTTAGATGTAACTGGGGCTACTACGATAGGTGGTGCAGCGGTTCTGTCCTCTACCCTAAATGCTACTGGCGCGGTTACTTTAGGAAGTACCGTAGTGATAGGTGGAACTACAAACCTACAAGACAACAGCCTACAACGACCCACGCTTTTAGATTACTGCGTGAAGGGTAGTGCTTTAGGTTCTGTAAGCACAGCCGCTACGATAGATATGACCTCTGCAAACTTCTTCTCTGCGACTCTGGGCGGTGCGTGTACCTTTGCGTTTACAAACCCCTGCACGACTGGTGACTTTGGTGGGTTCGTATTAGAGCTTACAAACGGTGGTAGCGATACGGTGGTCTGGCCTGCGGCTGTAGACTTTGCGGGAGGTACTGCTCCATCACTTACTGCTTCTGGTGTAGACCTACTCGTATTTGTGACTAGGGATGCAGGAACAACCTATCACGGCATGGTTGCTAGTGCTGATTCTAAGACCCCTGCGTAAGGTAAAGACATGAGTGACATTACAACTCTGATGATGGCGGCTGCGGGACAAGGCGGAGAGGAGACAGATCCCAACTTCAACCAAACCGTCCTACTCTTACACGGTGACGGAACCAATGGCGCACAGAACAACACCTTCTTAGACTCGTCTACAAACAACTTCACCATCACTCGTAACGGCAATACCACGCAGGGTACATTTAGCCCGTTCAGTTTAGCGGCAGGGCAGTGGAGTAATTATTTTGATGGAACGGCTAATGGATCGCTTCGTGCAGACTCAAGTACCGACACAAATTTAAGCGGTGACTTTACACTTCAAGCGTGGGTGTATCCAACAGCTAATAGTCAAGCAAGCAATTCAGAAATTATGTCTCGTGGTGCAGCGTCAACCTTAAACGGGTGGCACTTTGGACTTGTTGCGTCTTCTACTCAACCGTTTTTTGGAATTAACTACGCTGGAACTGGAGCAACGGTATTTACTCAAAGTTCTACGAATATACCCT